ATAAGATGTAGCCGTTACTGTACCGGTAATGTTAATGTTACCAGTGCCAGTGATATCACTATTATTAAGGTCTAAATCACCACCAAGTTGTGGTGTACTGTCACTAACAACTTCAGCTGCAACAGTGTAACCATCAAGAGTAATAGTACCCAAACGTTGGTCAACTTGGAACTTATCGCCTACTTTGAACTTACCGTTCTCGTCAGTAGAAGATTGCCAAACTTTACCTCTGTTATAGATCTGATCATCAGATGTACCATCACCACCAAGTTCAATTACTTGATTAGCTTCAACTGCAATACCGCCGTAATCAGGGTGTGCAGTGTAATCAGTACCAGAGCCTACATATTCAAAGGTGTGACCACCAGTAGAGATGTAAGAACGTAGCTTAAAAGTAACAGCAGTGTTGTCATTAACCTGTGCTTTGAGACCCAGGTTGGTGTTAGGATCAGCATTAGTAGCACGATAGATGTTAATGGTGCTGGTGTTAGAAGAAACTGCAGAAGCACTAAGCACCTGATAACTTTCACCACCAACTTCCATGATCATTGTAGATCCAGGTTGGTTGGAGAAGAAGTTATTTTGTAGTGCTAAATTATCTACTACAATTGATGTTGCATTAATAGCAGTAGTGCCAACACTTTGACCAGTGATCTTTGCGTTACTCCTACCGTCAGCAATCAGACCATAACGTCCAAAGTCAGTTGTACAGTTTGACAGGTTGATCTGTCCACCGTTAAGAGCCTTAGCGTGGTAGTGACAGAACGTGCCAAAGAACGACACAAGCTGTGCATAACCACTGTTAGTGACAAGGATGCCAGGACCATCAAGGTTGATCTGAGTAAAGCTATCAACAACAAAGCTACGCAGCGGGCTAGAAGTAGCAGGTGTATTGCCATCACAAAGGATGCCACCACCAGACATAGCAGAAGTCTGGTCACCACCAAGACCACCAGCAGGTAGGTTTGTTTGATCGTATACGACAGAGTTGTCAATACTGGAGTCGTTGAAACTCGTGCAGTTTTGAATGTACGGACTCTTCTTAATTGTTGCACCGCTGTAGAAAGCAGCACACCAACCTTGGTTTTCAGGCAGACCGTAAGTAGCGTCACCGTCATAAGTGCTGTTACCACGTGTACCGCTAGCCTTTAGACCAACAAAGGTCATGTTGGCAAGCAACGTACCGGTGTTAACTTCAAACATCGTGTTGGTTTCTGTAGCCTGTGTAGGCTGCACAAAGCAGCTACGCAAAGCTCTACCAACAATAGAGATGTTCTTACGTTCAATCTGAATAGGCAGTGTTTCCTGGTAAACACCAGGAGCAACCACAACAACTGAACCATCAGCGTTGTTAGTGTTGATCAATTCAACAGCACGTTTGATAGACGCCAGTGGTTGTAGTGGTGAAAAACCGGTAACACCAGCTGCATCGCTACCGTTAGTAGCATCTACATACCGGATAATACTGCTAGTAAGTGGGACGCTAGGAATACCAGTAGATACGTTTACCCAAGTGTTGTTATACCAAATTTTCAGTACTTCAGAACCAACGCTACCGTCATACAGCAACTTACCGGTTTGCCAGCTGCCAGGGGATGGCGTAGCAGGGTTAACACCAGTGGCTTGAGTAATTACATCGTTACGCTTAGATACTGCCTGAGCGCTGAGAATGTTGGTATCACTGACAGCAGGACTACCTTGATCTTGCTCAGTCTCTGTGATGATGTCTACATCTTTGATACGGTCAAAATCAATTGTACCAGCTGCAATCTTAGAGCCATCAATATCGGCACTTGCATTGATGTCTGCGTTGACAATAGTGCCGTTTTGAATTTTAGAACTAGTAATTGATTCGTCTAAAAGTTTTGAAGCATCAATGTCAGCACTAGCATTAATATCTGCATCAACAATTGTACCATCCAAAATCATCTGTGATACGACAGTACCAGTATCAGCAGTAGTAACCAATGTACCAGTAATGTCTGGGATGGTAATAGTGTTATCTTGAGTTGGATCAACAACAGTTACAGTTGTCTCAAAATCATCAATTGTACTGCCTTCAAAAATAAGGTCAGCTTGTTCAAGAATAACATCACCTTGAACAGTACCACCATCAGCTGCACTAAGTGCAAAGTTCTCCCGTTCTTGTTCAGAATACAAGTTCTGAAGCATGTTGTCGTTGAGGTCTTGTGCCTTTACCGACGAACCAGGGTAGAAAACTGCACGGGGATTAGTAATTTCTGTATCTCGAAAGATACGTATAATAACATCTTGTTTAGGAGCACCATCAGCTTCCTGCCATTGGTCTTCAGTTACTGCAGAAAACTCAATTTCAGTTGCGGATGGAAAAGTAAAAGCTGAAGAAGCAACTGTTTTTTTAGTTTGGTTATCAACGCGAAGGATAACCTTCACATCATCTTCTTTAATATATGGAAAAGTGAAAGAGAAACGGCGTAGTGTACCATTTCCAGTTAATTCATTTTGTGTAGTTGCCATCAGAAATTAGCATTACTTGTTTACAGAGTCGCGTAAGAACTGTTCAGCAGCAAAGCTCAACGGAGCTTCACCACGTTCAGCACGACCAATGTTAGCATTTTTAATCCAAGCTTCAGTCTGTAAACGGTCACGTGTGCTCAGTCTAGACTCAGCATCTTTTCGTGCGATTTCAAGGTGGTAATCGAGTTCAGAATGGATCATCATAAATTGGTCAATTGGTACATTACGACCAGCTTGACGCAGTTCATCAAATTTATCTAGTGAATCTATATGTTTTGCCATAACATCACGGATAGCTTGTAAGAAGTAGCCATCTTCACCAACCATAGCATAAAGCTCAGCACGTTCTTCAGGTGTGTATTCTACACCATCAGCATTTTTGTTAAACAATGGACGTGAGTCATATTCAACAGCAGTCAGGAAACGTGCTTCAGGACCTTGCTCACTAGTAATCTTCATGCCACGGTTATAGGCGTTAAACACACGAATAAGGAATGGTTCAGTTCCATCAACAGGACGTCCATAAATCCAATCTTTTGAGATCGGCATACGTGCACCCTCTGGTGCCAAAGCATCAACAAACTTATTTTTATTACGGAAATAACCATCCATAGTACGGTTTAATTCCCGGCGTTCATTAGCCATTAACCTTCCCCACTCAGATCGTTGTCCTGCACCGGGAATCATGTCATTAACCATGCCGGCTGCCCAGCGGTTAATAGCGCCTTCATCTCGGTTAATAACGTCTAAAGCAGATTTAAAGCTAGTAACCATAGCTTTGTCTTCCATGTTAGCGGCAAGGAAAAAGCTGATTTTTTGGAGCATAGTTTCTACACCCTGTTCACCAAGAGTTTCCCAGTTGTCAGCAACGTTAATTGTAGTTGCAATGACATCAGCAATAGGACCTAGGAAGTCATAAGACATGTACTTATTAGTACCAGGTATTTTAAAACTCCTAGCTTGCCACTGTTGTTCTTCACGAGCACGTTGAATTTTAGGATCAAAGTGTCCATCACCTGTAATACCATCTTGCAGGAACGCATTTACTGCGAGCATACTAAACATGGTACCCATACCCCAACGAGCTTTTGCTTGGTGACGCAAGTGAATAAACTGTTGAATCTGTTGGTCAACAGGGAGATCACCCATGCCTTTTTTAGCTAAGGCTTGTTGAATTTCTTGTGCATTAAAGTCAGTCCAACTGGTTTTACCTGGACGCAAGAAATCATATAATTCATCACCAAAGCCTGCAACAGCTGGTGAAATTGGGTTATACTTTTTAGCAAACATAGACAGAGCATTACCCTGGCTACGTGGGAACGTAAAGAAAGTTTTGAGAATTGGTGCTGTTTTAGTTATACCGCCTAAACGGTCACCAAAGAAATTATCATTGTTCAGTGCAATCTCAGCAGATTCAAAGTTAACTCGTGGGTCTGCAATGTTACCATTTTCATCAAACATCTTTGCATAAGACAATTCATATGCCTCCTGCAACAGTTCATCTCGGTCTGCACCTTTATTAACAAAGTCTTTGAGAGAAATCCTACCTTGAACAGCATCAAATGCATCAGCACGGGCTTGCACATTAGCTAGCCAAGCTTTAGTCCATGCATCACCAGCAGACATTTCATTAGCACTGATACGCATTAAAGGATGTAGCGCCATGTTTTGCATTGCTTTAAGTTGTTCGACAATAATCATCTTACCGTCGTTACCTTCTTCCAATGCAGCTTCTGCCATGCTTTCCAAGAAAGCCATACGTTGGTCAATTTTCAAAGCCACGTCAGGTTTCATCAACTCAAAATGTTTCTTTGGTTGAGTAGATAGTTTCCACAGTGTTTCTTTGTATGCTTGACCAGCCAGTGCAAAGGACTCAGACATAGCTCCCAGGGCATGGTGAGCACGTCGGAGGTTGTACATATCCAAAGACATTAGAGGACCAACATAGGAACCTACATATTTCTGGATCATACCACCAACGTTACCAATTTTAGCAGCAAGTGGTGTAGCAAAAGCACTGAGTTTGGAGTTCATCACGTTAGACCAAGCTGCCTCAACTACCATGCTAGGCATTTCAGGGTTACGGTCAACAAATAGTTTGCTCCAGAAACCAGTAAGGTTAGCCCAAACTTTGTTCATCTCAGCAATAGATGCTGCGTCACCATTGGTATAGTCTAGCATTTCCAGGAAAGGCTTCATATACCCAGGGCGCTCACGTCCAATCTGACGATACGTATCTACCAGCCGTTTAGCATCAGGGATAATCTTTTCCATCGCTGCAATACGTGCAGCTTCATCAGCACTGATTGCTTTATTAACGTCTTTTGGTGTCTCTTTTAGCAGAGATTTAAAGGAGTTAAACTTTTGAGGGTTTAACAAAGTGTTTTTAGCTTCCCATTTAGAGAAGTTTTGGTGTACCAACAACAGTTCTAGACGATCATACATCTCATCTAGTATGTTTTTGACACCAGCTTCAGTAAGATTCTCAACTGCAGTTTCAGCAAAGTCAGAGACCTGACCCGCAAGCTGCGTCTTTAAAGTTGCATCAGCTAAATACCGCTCAAGCTTATAGATTTTTTCTCCATAACCTTTGATTGCAGTTTTAACTGCTTTCCTTCCGATCGGATCGAGTGTCTTGGCACCTGTTTCAGACAGTTGTGAAAACTGATCTAGAATCTTAACCATAAAACCTTTCTCAGCTGCAGGCTCTAGTAGAGTCTCTGCAACTTCTGAAGTGGTTTTAATAATCTGTGCATTCGTCAGCTTACCGTAGTTTGCCACGATTGCATCCCATTGACCAGCCTCCATAAGCTCTTTAGTTGCTGTGTCTAGCAACCAACCTCGTTTGAGGTTTTCAGGTTCTAGTGCAAACTTAGCTGCAACAGAACTGAGAGCATTACGTACACGTCCCTGCTGAGTACCAGCATTACGTGAGATACGTGCGAGGTCAGTCATACCACCAGCAATACCGCCTTGATCGACAGAACGCATAGCAGTTTCTAGGCTGTCATATAGATCATGAACACCCTTAACCGGACGATCAAGAGGTGCATCAGGGTCTAGTTTAGACAGGTTATAAGCACCAATATCATCGAGGTTCTTAGTACGTGCTGCAGCTGCATCAGCCATAGTACGCAAAGAACTGGTCATTGCTGACTCTTGATACTGCTTAACCATGTCTTGGAAAAAGACACCAGCCTTTTCATTCTTAGGTACCCAGCGAGTAGCGTACGCAGCTTTCATAGAAGCTTTGGTAAGCCTAGCAAGGGAACCAATCATATCAACACCGACGTTCAGACCACCTGCTTCCATCCGGTTTTTATGACGGAATACATCAGCAGACTCACCATCAGCAGTAGCTAGCCAGTTAGGGATTTTATTTTCCCAGAACTGTGGCCAGTTTTTCTTTAGTGTACCAGCAAGGTTGTGGTCTTCAGCTGCTTGGTAGGAGTCGTTGTCTACGTATAGACCAGTACCAACACCAAGACCAGTTTCAGCAAAAGCTTTGAACACAGGGTCATTACCCAGTGCACGTAGTTTAGCAGGTGCGATACCCCTAGAATGGATACTTCCACCTGCTTTTTTACCTAATGCAAACAGCATAACACTCGGTGCGATTTGCGCCGTAGCATCACGCAGTGCATCCTGTAATTCATTGTTTACATTCTTAGGACGTGGTAGTGGGTCCATGCCTGTCCACTGAAGCTTGTTAACTTCTGCAGTGAGGAAGTCACCCATACCAGCAAAGACGCCTTCAGTGGCGTCTGCAATGCCCTTCAAGGGGCTTCCAACCTTAGGGTCTTGGATTGACCCCGGAGCGTACCCACCAGGCTCTTTACGGCCCGGTTCACGGGTAGGTCCAACAACTTCAGTTTCACCGTCAGGTCCAACGTTTTCCCGTAGGATTAGGTTGCCTTCTTCATCTGTTGCTCTATAGTTATAAGATTCTGGATCCGTAGAACCAGGGAAAGCTTCATCGAATTTTTTGTCAGCAGACTGAGTTGCATAGGGATCACCCTGCTGACCACGTTCATCTAGTTGGTTGACTTGAGCATCTTGAACCCGTGTTTTTTGGATTCGCTTTTTGTCTTCCTCTTGAGCATCACGTAACATCTCCGATGAAAAAAATTCATCATCGTTCATTTATTTAAAGTCAAAGTGACCATCGTGACCGTCATAGTCTAAGTTTGTAAAACCGTACTTAGCACCATGTTTTTTAATCCATGCTTTAGAAGCACCATGGATATCTACAGCATTACCACCAAGGTGTCTAGATCCAGGCACACCACCAACCTCTCGGTTTTTGCTTTCAGATCGTTGGGCACTGTGTACATCACTGTACTTTACAACACCACCTGAGTCCTGAACCATACGGTCAAACGCTGTTGCAGCTTCTCGTGAGAAGACCACAGGACGTCCTTTGTAATCTGTTGCACCTTCTACAGCATATCCGTGACCGGTGTCAACGTGAAACGTAGGGCGAATAAGTGAGTTATTAGCTAGTTGGGTTTGATCTCCCATACCAGCCAGACTCTTACGTACCCGACCAATGTATCCACGATGTGTTGCAGATGGAACTAGTCTACCGTTTTTAAATTTGAGAGTATTTTGACCAGCATTGTAGCTAGCCAGCATACCATCAATATAATCAGGGTGACCTGGAGTAATACCATTTTGTTCTAGCACGGCTTTACCAGCCAACAGCTGTGTAAGTGCATTGTCTGCGTTACCAGCAATGTCGCCAGGAGTATATTTATAATACTGAGTATTGGTCTGGAAAGGACCACCATCAAAGGTGCCATCAGGGCGTACTTTAGATCTTTTATCTTCAAAGCCAGATTCAGTTTGTACGAGTGCAGCAACAACCTCGTAAGGTAGTTCAGCACCCGTTGCTACTTTTTTAAGTGGGGCCTCAAACTGAGGGGGGATGCGTGCAGACTGGAAACCATTAGAACTGGAAGCACCAATCCTAACGGACTCAAGTCCAGATTTAGCTTTACCATATAGATTTAAAATGTTTTGGTCAATGCCACCACCTTCATACAAAGGTTTAAACTTGGGGTCCATTGACGGTGGTGGGGCAATAGTAATAGGTTTATTGTTTTCGTCTACAGGAATAATCTCATTTGTCTCAAGCAGTTTTTGCAAGATTTGAATTTGATTCATGTCAGGGATTAGAGCATCTAACTCTTTGATACCCTCTGGCATTCTAAAATCTTTATTGAAACTACCGTCTTTGTTGTAGTAAGTTTGTGATGCGTTCAGTAGCACTTGTGGGTGTACGTATGCTTTTGGTGTATTTAAATCAACACCATAAGTTTCAAGATCATCACGGAATTGCCGTTGTTGATTAGAAATTACCTGCAACGTACGGTTTGCATTTTCACGACGTGATGATACAGCATCAGAAGCAAAGTAAGTATCAAACTCATTGTTAGAGCCTGAAGAATACATTAGACCTTTGAGCTTATCATCTGTGGTCAAACCATTTGCGTAAGCAACTTTTAAAACTTCATCTAATGCATGTTTCTCTGCTTCCAACGGATCTTGAAACTGTGGATCACCACTTTCGATCAAACGTTGGGCTGCGGTTTTTACCTGACGATGTAGGTCATTTAAAAGGAATGCCTGTTTACCACTGACTTGCTCACTGTCTCTACCAGCATAGCCAGATGCTTTTTGGATAGCAGTACGTAGGACTTTATATGAATGAGAGAAACCACCAGTTCGTTGCCGGCTATTAGCTTGACTCTTAGCAATGTTAATGTATTGATCTGCTTGTGGTGAGTAACCTAGCGCAGACCTAACAAGATCAATTGACAAACCCTGACCAGAGTCAGCCATTTCCTTAATCATCCGAAGATTATCTTGGAAGTTTTGACCATGTTCTGACTCGTGTTTCCACCAGTGCTCAAGACGTTTGTCTGTAGTACCTGTGTAGCTAACAGCAGTTTGCTGCAGTTTAAGGTACTCATCCATAGTCATACGATCATTTGGGTCAGCACGTGAAGCTTCGGCAGCTGCCATTGCTTGCTCATGATAGCCACCAGGACCATAATACTCAGCCTTCTTCATACCATCGTAGTCACGATAGTCACTAATATTACGCTCAGTAACTTTTAATCGCAGTCCAGCTGAAAGTGTCAGCCGGTCAGCCATGCTACCTTTAGTAACAGGATCTGGGGTGTTCCCCAAATACCGCATAACATCGGCTTGTGAACGTAGCACACCTGATTCAATCAGCCCTTCAACGTGCTCTTTAAACTTAGTAGCTTTAGCAAACCCATCTAAAGGATTACCATTCTTATCTTGAAGAAGACCAATAGCATTTAGAACATCAATCCCATTTGCTGTTGCTGGTTTAGTTTTTACAGCCGCTGCATTTTCTGCCGTAATTCTAATATAATTATTTTCAGCATGCATCCTAGCATCATGCTTGTTACGTTTAGCTAAGATTTTTTGAGTCTGAGTACGTGCACCGTTTTCACCACCAGTAAAGTTCTCTTCTAAAAAGAAATCATTTACACCTGACATACCATTATCAAGTATGTACTGGCGGTACAGTGCTTTAGCTGCGGCTGCAGTTTGAGCTGCACCTTCAGCAGTAGATGGTGTGAAAGGTGTGCCACCAACATTGAGTTGTAATTCGTTATTAGATGTCAGCTGTTCCGACAAATAAGCAGGCCACTCAGCCTGTTTTTGTGCTAGATAAGTTTTAGCAAAACCAATACGCTCGGCACCGTTTAAAGACTTGTAAACTCTAGCTAACTCATAGTTTTGAGTACGTTGAAATGCCTCTGCTGCCTTAGCATCAGTTGACATACGTGAGTTTTCAAGTGCAGCCATCTGCTCTTGGTAGTATGGAAGCTCAGTGATATTGGAAAAATCCATATCAAAGGCCTTCATCTTACCTCTAATTTGTGCCTCTTGATCTCGCCTTTTAATTTCAGCTTGTCCCAACTTTTCAAGTGTTGGAGCAAACGCCATTAGTTTATTTAGAACAGCTTCTTCATTAGCTGCTCGGCGGTTTTCATTTTCCGCTTCTATTTGTAGATTTTCAAACTCCTGTTTTTCGTTGCGCTCAAGTGACCGTAGATACGGTTGATCCATCCGTTGTTTCTCTTGGAAAGCACGGGAGATCTGAGGTGTAATGTCCAGGGTCTGAAGCGGTTCACCTAAGTTAGGTAGCTGAGCAGGGTTAAATCTACGTTGTCCTTCAAATTCTTTCATAGTTTAATTAGCCAACGGAACCAAAGCCAGCGAACGGATCAGGACCACCCATTTGAACAGTAGCAGGTCCTAACCCTGAAGCACCTTGATTAAAGGTAAAATTATTGTTAGTTATTTGTGCGGTTTCTGTAGGCACATTTTCAGGTCTGGGTACTTGGTTCCCAATATTACCTGGGTTCCTACCAGCACCTGCTCCCAAAGCAGTTACAGCACCATCAACCAAAGCCCCAGTAATGTCCATCCACAAAGCACTGTTGTTCTGAGCAAACCCAGTAGGACGTTCAGGCATAGTAGGTACATCAGGTACACGACCTAGTTGAGGTAGAATAGCCATACGACGTCCAATGTTATCCAGCTTGTGAGCAGCAACACGGTTGTCAATAGCACTCTGCATGTCAAAAGAATCAATTATACCAGTCACTTCACGGGCTTGGATAGCTTCATTACGACCACGTACAGCAGCATTAGCTACATCAAATCGCCCGGCAGTAGCACCCATCTGGGCTTTAGCAGCAGCCACACCTTGTGATTTAGAGAACCTAATGGCTCTATCTTGATCTTCAAATGCTAGTTGCTGGAACTGTTGGTTTAGTTGTTGTTGTCTCAAATAGTATGTATCTGCCGCATGTTGATTGGTAAATGTAATATCTGACATACCCTGTTGGAATTTAGCATTCCACAGTTGTTCAGTGTAGGCAGTATTAGCTCTAAACTGATCTAAGTCACGATAAAAACTTGCATAGAGCTGGTTCTTTGTAGCTCTATATTTTTTCATGGCTTGACCACGTGCCCGCGCAGCAGCTTTATCTCGTTGTGCATCACCGAAAACAGCTTGGCCAATCCCCATTGCTGCTTTTAAGCTGCCCGCTACAATTAATGATGCTGACATTAAGCCCTCCTATAATTCTTGTTGGTATATTCTCCTTCCCAAGTCATAGAAATAAGAGTAACTGGCAGGGGATAAGAAGATTTAAGATGTAAATCCACATTAGTATTTCGGTCATAGCACGCGACTACGGTTTCATCTACATCACCGATGGCAATATCGTCTGCTAGGTAGGAGTCAAACGTCTTTGCTTCATGGATAGTTGAGAATGAATCTCGGTGTTTACGGTTTAACTCTACGTTAAAGGTACCAGTAGAGTTAGTGTTTAATTTAAAACGATGGATAATTAGACTACCTTGTACATCAGAACGGATTGCATCACCCTGTCCTCTAGTAGGATAGACTACAGGGAACTGTACATCCATTTCATATGCATAGCCTACAAACAGGCTTTGAGCACGTACAGTAAGAGTACAGGTTGCAGTGGTTGCAACACCTACTGAAGCTTGGATAGTAACCACATCACCAGTAGTGTAATTAGATCCCTCATTTAAAATTTGAATATTAATGAGTTCTCCATTAACAACTTCACCTGCTAAGAGCAGACCAGTACCAGTACCACCAGTTGTACCCAGTCCTAAGAACTTACCATCAGCTAGGTTAGAACCGACTGTAGCATTAGTAATGGCAATATCTGTTTGTTGGTCCCAACGTCCACGCAGAATAACATCTGTAAAGTTAGTACCATCTAGAGTATTAATTCTAGCAGGTGTACCACCAGAGGTTACCAGATCAACAGCACGTCCATCTGCACCTTCACCTAATTGGAATACAGTTAGACCAGTTGCAAACGTGGTTGCATTGAACTTAGTTCGATCATAAGTCCAAGGTAGTGTAAACGTGGTAGTATCAGCGCCGGCATTGTATGTCAGACTTGCATTTGGGATCTCACGTTTGTTATCAAGATACGTGATAATACCTTGAGTAGCATTGTTAACTGTAACAGTACCATCATTTTGTTTTAGATCCATCTTTTGGATGGTAACAATGTTGACATTCTGTACTGTGTCATTGTTACGTATAACAGCCCAGTACGTGTCTCTAATGATGGTGTGGTAGATCAGATCTCCACTGAGTTTTAACTTGAACCACGCCGATTGTAGACGCCTCTCCGTGGTGTTGTAGTACCTGTATCCAAAGAGAGTTGGAGTATTTGTTGCACCTGTTAGTACAATAGTATTGTTTTTAGATGTAGCAATCCGGTTAATACCAGTTGGATATAGGTTAGATATAATCTTACTTTGTTCAATAACTTCAGGCTGTCCCTCTCTAGGAGGATTAGCCATCTCATATAGTCGGGTGTTACTACCTTCATCATTTAGAAATCCAATAGTAGTACCAAGAGAGAAAGGGCTAACGTTTTCGTTGTAGTTAAACGACGACACAAAGTTAATCTTAGCTGTCTCAGGTGACAGCACATCGTTATCAGTAGTCAACATGAACTGCTCAGTACGACTAAACAGCACAAGACCGGTGTTAACTTCAATAGAGTCGAACAGGGTAGCTGGGTTAGGAGACGCAGCTGACAGGTCGATAGGGTCCTTTGCAGTGATAGCTAGCGCAGTCGATACAAAGAAGTTAAAGAAGTCACCAGGGCGACTGAGGATTAGGTTCTGTCTAGACAGGAATCCTAGCCTGTTTCTAAACAGAGTAACGTTGTTAATAGTGTTTCCAATGAAGGAAGGTGTAGGGTTGGTAAGTGTATCACCTACCATACGTTGGGCATATTCTGTAGGGCACACTAGGAATGAACCATCACTTTGACGGAACATGATGTGTGGCATAGTGTCAGCATCAATGGTAGTAGCTACACCTGGATCACGCCATTCTTCCCATGTACCTTGACCATCCTGATTGTTTGCACCAATAAACCGGACATAGTAATCATCTTCTAAGCTACCACTGTTAGCAATTTTAACACGGTACTCATGTCTAGCCTGGTCCGGTAACAAAGTAATGTCCTGCACTTCATCAGTGAAGACATTCATTAATTGTCTTTCTGGTGTTTCAACTGAGAAAGGTACAGCACTGTTCAGAGTTGTAATCGTTAAAGTAAGATCCGGGGGATCAGGGTTACTAGAAGTGTTAAGCTGATCACCAGTCAACGTGATCGTATCACCAACAGCATAACCAAAACCGGGGTCAATAATTGTAACACCAGTAATGTTACTAGCACTACTTTGAACGGTCAAAGTCAGCTGTTCACCATCACCACTCGTGGTTGGTGTGAGGGCAGTAGTTGGAAGGTGATTATATGTTCCAACTGTGGTAGGCAAAATAGAAGTATCAAAACCAGTAACACCAGTACCACTAGAGAAGTAGAGACCGTTACCAATCTTCTTAACACCAAACCCTTCAGCCAGTACCTTACCTCTTAGATCATCTAGCAGATCCTCAACGGTAGCTGTACTAGCACCAGTTTGAACAGAGATAATCTCAATGGTGTTACCACCACGGAGAATGTTAAACTGATATACCTGGTTAAATGCAAGGGTTGTGATCTCAACGAAACCCTCAGCACGAGATGCAGGTTCTACATCAGCAGTCATTGCTGTTACTGTGTCCCTGTTTACAAACGCAGTGGTGTCGTTGATAGTAAGTGACTTAATTTTATCTTCATCAGTATGCACTAGATACCCACATACAGTATCAGCTGTTGTCGGTGCAATAGTACCAGCAGCGTTAAGATCGTTGATGCTATGGCCAACATCATCATACTTAACGTTGACTTGCTCACCAGCTGTGCCATCAAAGAACGTTAGTTCAGCACCAGCAAAACCAGCAATGGTCAATACATCACCTGCTTCATACGCAGTGTCATCACCAATGTCATTGATGAATGCAGAGGCTATAAGACCTGCAGCATTAACAGTTACATTAACAGTCAAGCCAGTAGCAGTTCCATCTGTAGTATTTGTGGTAGCTACACCGTTGGTAGTACCAGCAGCAAAGCCAGAACCAGCGTTAGTAACGACTACATAATACCGGCGTTGTACTGGTGTACCACCATCAGTGTAATTACGCAGTGGAGCATCTACCACACGGAACACATCAACGGTACCATTCGCACGTACTGCACCGATATACTGCTCATTAGGATCACGGTAGATGTCAAACCATTTCCCTACATGAGCATTAGCTCCTGTGTCTTCACGTAGAAACTCACAACCTGGACGTTTACCTAGCATCCTAGTAACATCAGGTAGAGCATTTACACAATCTTTAACCTGACCCAGTAGTTTGAGTTGATCAGGTTGTTCTGAAATACCCGAGACATAGCTTGGGATTGTTTGACTAATTGAACTCATCGTTGCAATGTATGGAAAGGAGAATAGGAAGTCCAGGAAGTTCCATCAGGCCAGCCCATCATGCTGTAGTCACCTTGGTTGCACTCATACTCCATGCAGTAAGCACGTGCTTGTGCTTCATTACCCTGCAGCATTTGCACAAGTTGAGGGTTTGATACCAGTTGAGCAGCAGCGCGGTTAGCAGCACGGTAGATAACCAGACGTTTAAACGGCTGAGGGATATCATCAAACTCTAGGAGCCATACAATATCAACAGCTAAAGTACCATCAGTATTAAGTAAACCTTTTTCCTGGGTAAACTCATCAGTATGTTGGATCTTATCATACAGCCTGCCATTTTTAACAATGACATTTGTTACACGATTAGCAAAGTCACCTGACACATCTACCTGTAACATACCATCTGTCACATTGATGTAGTTCGTATTAACATCAGGTGTCATTGAGTAATGCTTTTCAGTATTAAATGACCAACCTTCACTCTGTACATCACGGTTACATTCTTGTAACAGTTGGTAGATGTAGGAGATCTCAGGGTTAGCGTAGTCTAGTTGTGTGATTGGTGATTGACCGATCGCTCCCAGCACTTGATTGACTGCGGATAGTTCGGTATCGGTCTTAAATGTGGAAGCGGTCATAGTTATAAAAAGAAAAAAAGGGGAGCCATAAGACTCCCCAGTATAATCAGGCGCGAGTGATAGCAGGGCTATCAGCTTCAACACCAGAGTAAGCGGTACGGAAACCCTGAGTCACAGAGAAGACTTCAGAGCGGTTACCGCCCGAGTTGGTAGCACCACCAAAGGAACCACCTTGGGTACGGGCAACAGAGTGACGAATGGCTTCATCGAAACCAGTAGCCTCTTTATCACCGGCAGCCAGAGTGCCAGACATAGCACCGTAGTCAGCACCGAGACCAGAAGCCAGGGTACCAGCCACGCCGTTATCACCGGCAGCAACAGTAGTATTTGCCATAGTATTTATTAATTAAGGTCAGTTAGTTGCGCCGATCGAAGATCCATCAGCAGCTTTACCTTGCACACCACCAGACACCGTGCGCCCGATCTCTACAGGAGAGGGAGGGTTCAGAGTGAGGCTGGTAATAAATGCACCAGGAAGAACAGCGTTGGACTGCGTAACGAGTCGGCTAGTTCCAGGAGTAATAGCCATGTTAATCTCCTAAATCAGGTAGCTTGCAGTTCGATAGCAGCAGCAGGGTTCAGAGTGCCACAGCCCATAGCCATACGACCCACAACCAGGTCGCCTTGATACATGGTCTTGATGTCAGAACCAGAGGTTTGGATCGAAGGACCCATGGCTTCCACGCAAGCAGCAGCGTCACGGTAGTAGATCAGACCAGCGTGGCTAGAGAAGTCACCACTGTAGTCATTGTTCTCACCTTGCTCGGTGGTCACAGTACCAGCCAGGAAAGGCAGGTTGTTGGAACGCTTGATGTCAATACCAGCAATGCTGTACACACCGGTGCCACCCTGCAGTGCAGTGCCTTGGCTGTCCCGGTTGAGGATGTTGGTGTCTACTTGTGAGACCAACGCATAATATTGCCGGGGAGAGAGGACAGCGGTGCGTCCGTTCTTGGGCATATTTTTTTCGTCAAGAATGGAAGCGGCTTCAAAGAAGGCGTCAACCAGGGCTTGAGCGTTATACTCGTTGTTGTCACCCAGACGGATCACAGAACCACCGGGCTCAGGACCAGGAGCTGCAGTGATAGGATGAGCTTCACGTGCTGCCAGAGCAATCGTACGGAAGATCTTCTTATCGTATGCCTCAGCCAGAGCGTGACCGATCTTGGCAGAGATCTCGCTACGCAGCGAGTAATGAGCCAGAGTCTCATCGAGGTCATAGACAAATGCGCTGGAGATCAGCAGGTCATCCATGACGATGGTCTTTTCAGCGACGGGGAGACCACTACCCAGACCGGCGCCACCATCGTTAGAACCGAGGATAGGCAGACCAGGGGTGTGATACTCAGCCGACATGCGACCGGTGAAGATGAATTGAGCAGCCTTGCCGTTGCGGAGCTGACGGCTTTGAACGGTGCCCTTAGCGATCGTAGCGCTTTCATACGCCTTGATCATTTCGCCCGTAAAGAGCTTCAGATAAGTTGCATACTTAGCGTCGTATGCAGACACGACTTGACCGTTGATAGTTACGGTATCACCGAAACCAGTACGACCAAGACCAGGGTTACGGTTAACAGAACCGAAGGAGGTACCGCGAACTTCGTTGTTATCGAATGCGGGTACGTTAAAAGTTGCCATTGTAATGTAGAGAGTGTATGTTTTACAGTCTCTTTGAGCTCAAAGATATTTAGTTGAAAATTTTTTGTGGTAAAATTCAACGTCTTACCGAACGTTCGGCAATTGGTTATCCCGTAGGGCCAAAAGCCAAAAGAAAGGAGAGTCCGACTCTGAGGTGCTCTCCAAACTACTGTCAAGCAGCGACAGTTACTTGAGTTTTAGCTGCGTTAGCAGGGTTGGCTGCATCGCTAGACAGCGTGCAGGTGAAGGTGTAGGTATCAGCAATATCCACGTGTGCGTAGATGACAGTCAAGTCAGTACCAGCCAAGTCACCACCGGTCAAGTCAGTACCAGCTTCATTTTCAAAAGTGATAACACCACTACCAGCAGAGGTAGCAGACCAGGTGTAGGTAGTAGTAGTACCTTCAGGTTCGATAGCATTATTGCAAACCAGTTTGATCCGGTTTGCAGCGCCAGTACCCATGGTCGCAGGGGCTTCAACATAAGCCCAGGCAAAGGTATCAGGATCCATAGATTCGCGGCTGTCAGCAGGGACAACAGCGCCAGTCAGGGGTTGCCCGTTAGGGGCTTGCTCGGAGAAAGGACGCCGAGCGGTTTCATAGATAAGAGGTGCAGACATTTAATTAATCACCAGTTTGCAAGAGTTCCAGGTTGTACAGCGACACCAATGTTATCGCTGTTAGTATCAGTTCCAACGAGGTTTTGGCAGTCAGCCAGCCGTTGAGCCATGGAGCCACTATCAGGGTTATCCCCTTCAGCTTGGTTACCAGGAACAAACAGCTGATCCGTCGAGTTGTGGGTTGGATATAGGACACGGAAAGTAGCAGGCATATTATTGTCGCTGCCTTTTCCGAAACGTGATCTAGGCATGTTGTTAATAATAGATTTTAATGTGGT